CCTATTCTTTACTATATCTATTTGAGATTCAAGAGTGGAATATCTTTTTTCTGATTCTTCAGTTAATGCTATGTTTTCTCCCCAAAATTTATCAGCTTCTTTCACTGCATTTGATATTCCATCTTGTGAACCTGCCAACCTTAACATTGTATCTGTTATTCTAATAGACTTTAAGTCCAAATCCTCTAATACACCAAAAGTATTACCACCTTCATCTGTTATTCTTTTTAGTCCTATAACTACTTTAGAAATAGCTTCTACTGGTTTATCTTTCCACATTTCTGAAAATTCTTCAATACTCATTCCTGAAACAGCAGCAAAGTTAGATAATTCATCACCTCCTTCAGCAACTGATTTAGCTATAGTAATCATTGCTCTTGACATTGCGCTTCCACCCATTTCTGACCTAATTCCTAATGCACTCATTGCCGCAGCCATACCAAAAATTTCTGGAGTAGTCAATCCTATTGTTTTTCCAGCACCTACAATTCTTGTTGACATTTGTAAAATTTCTTGTTCAGAAGTAGCAAAATTATTACCTAAACCAACTATTGCTGAACCCATCCTATCAATATTGCTTATTGGTTCTCCCATCACATTAGCTATTCTTGCCAAGTCAGTTGCTGCTGCTTCAGCAGTTAGATTTGTAGTAACTGATATATCTGCAATTGTCCTTGTGAATTTTGCTAAATTATCAACACCTTCAACCCCCAATTGTCCTGCAATTTCACCAATAGAAGAAAGTTCTTCAAATGTTATCGGAATAGTACTACTTAAATCTTTAAATCTTTGCTCTAAATCTGCAAATTCCGCTTCAGACAAATCAACAGTTTTCCTAACACCAGTAAATGCACTTTCAAAACTTATTGCTTTACTTACAGCCAACCCAAGTCCTGCAGCAATTGCTGCGCCTGCTGCTCCAGCTATTAGTCCAGCCTTTTGAAAGTTTTTTAAACTGAGGGATGCCTTATCAAAAATCCTACTAAAATTGTCTACAGCATTTATAACAATGTTTACTTCGCCACCACTTTGTCCAAATACCATTATCTTCTCCTTGCTCTTCCCATTGATTTATTTTTTCTATCCATTTTTTTCTTTTCGTGTTCTTGTCTTTTCACTTTCCTGTTTGATGCATCTACTAATCTACTAATTTCAGGATATGTTAAATTTGGTATTGTAAAGTATGTATAACCATACTTATGCAACCAAAAAATTGTGTCGTTTTCATTTTCTATTTTTTTTTTAATACCAATTCCTGATTAGCAATAGCTTCTTCTGTCTTTTTTGAAATGTCTTCTTGATTTACCCCCAAACTTACAGCCAGTATTGCCTGAGCAATGGATGTCATTATCTGTGGTTTCATATCAACAATTTCTTGCTCTGTCAACACAGGACTAATCAACCCATTTCTTATTACATCGCTATCGGCATCTGTCCTCTCAGCAATATTCTCCGATGTGGCTTTTGCATAAATTTCTTGCAACTTGCCTCTTGTCAATGGAACTACATTAACAGTTGGCTTTCCATCTACATTTTCAAGAATAGCATCTTGCGGTATCAATTTTCCCCCTTCTCCTCGTTGAAAGATAATATTTTCTTTCTTTATTTCTGTCATTATTTTATTTCCTCCTTTCACTACTGAATATGATGTTCCCAAAAATTAAAGGAACAAAAAAACAAATTATCTTGCATCATACAAGTTTATATCATCAACTACCTTAGCGGCAACATGTTGAGGAACAATAGTAGCTGTCTGCTCTGTCATTCCCTCAACTGGGCTTGGCACATCCATATCTGTTACTTTACATCCACTCATAACAAGGAATATACTACCTGCATTTCCAATACTTTGTATCATAGAATTAAAAGTCGTTCCCGAAATATAGTGGTTATAAAGTGTTCTTGCGTTGCCATCGTCAGCAACAAATGTAGCGGTCAACTCATAATCCCTATTCAAAGGCAATGGACTTTTTATCTCTCTGCTACCATTCACATAATGTTGTCCTTCTAAGTTGTTATTTACATTGAATGTGAAGTCAGTAACATTGTCATATGTTGTTCCCGAAGGAATCTGTAACTGTGAATCACTCCACATATATGGTCTTGTTGTTGTAGCCGTTGCTGCAGTAATTGATCCCGAACATAACCTTCCTGTCTGTACAGTATATCCAACTTCACAACTAACTGGCGCACCCTGTGTAAAGGTCGCTCCAAATGTATTGACTATACATCCTCCAAATGTTCTTATAAAGTTACTACCAGTTGCCAGATTCTTGCTATCCTCTAATGTAAAACTCAATAATGAATTTGTGCTTCCTGCATATATAATATCATCACTATTTGTCTCAGTTATCATATGCGAACCTGCCGTTGCAAGTGCTCCTGAATCAACTTGTCCAACTGCAAATGCTAAAAACTTCCAATCCTGAGGAAAGTAAGTAAATGTTCCTGTATAGTCTATTGGACCATTAGCAAATGTATCAACATTTCTGTCTGTACTTCCTTGATACCTTATAGAAATGTTATTTGTTGTCTCATCATGTGATGCGTCCTGCACAAGACCAATCCACTGAGGCGTCCCTACATTGCTTCCTGTTGAATATGTATCTGGCTCATAGTAAAAGACTAACCGATTCTGGTCTGCTAAATATTTCACCATCTTTTATTGTTACCCCCTTTCATATTGTTAATCATAAGTTTTTTTCTTTTTTCTATTTCAAGATATTTTATTTTTATTCCTACCATTTTATACACAAATGAAAAGGTACGCAATTTCGCACACTTTCGATTTAACATTATCCTCACTCACATTCACTACACTATCTAAATTAAAATCGTGCAAATTCGCGCCAGTTATATCATCGCCGGTCAACTGATTTGTTCGTAAATAATCATAAATGCTATCAAACAACTCATCTCTCTCTTTTACATTCCTTGCCCATATTCTAATCTCAATTCCCAATCTCATTATCGTTCCTTCACTTCCCATACCAAGTGGTGCCTCTTGTCTACTTCCCATATCCATCACAGTTATAATTGGATATCTAACCTTTCTCCTCGGATACTCCGTCATAACAAATCTCTCAGGAAGACTCCTACTCAATGGATCTGTAATATTTGTATTGAGAGCATCACGAATGTAGTTTACTAAATCTGCTGTGAAAGTTGCCGAACGTATGCTTGTTATTGCCATTGTTTTCCTCGCTTGGATATTTGACTAATCGCTTTTAGTCAATATGATTAATAAACACAAATTTATAAAACAATAGGTATAAATAATATTAATCAACCGAAACCTATCTCCTTTTGTATAATATCCTTCACCTTTTCCCTAGTTCTCGCCCTAGTATTCCTAAAATGACTTCTTGGCGACAATCTACTTGTGCCTAACTCCAAAAACTTAACATACGGAGTATTTGGAGCATGAACCTTACCTTCAGCCTTACCAGTCTTATCAAATTTAACATCGGTTACAAAATGTCCTGTATCAACACTTTTTGTCTCTGCTCTCTTTCCAGAAACACTTTCTTTTACTTCTTCTGTGACAAATGTTCCTGCTCTTACAACACCAAGGTCAGCACCAGCTTCTATTTTCTTTCCCGCAGCATTTAACATCCGAACAGTTTCTGCTATACCAGATATTTGAAATGATACAAGATTACCTTTTGTACCTTTTACTTGTACCATCTCACTCTCCTATAAATGAGCCATTTGCTAAAAAACGACAATATATTTTTTTATAAACACTACTCCCATTCACATTCCAACTAATAGTCTGCCCATCATTTAGAATCTCATACTGCCTTGTCGTAGGACTGCCTGTCATACCTATCTTTATTGGACCAAGACCAGACGTTTGAACTGTTCCCAAGATATAACACTTCTTATCGTCAACAGTTATCTTTCCCTGTTGCAATAACAACGAATCATAGCCACCAGTAACTTTGTCTATGGGTTGTACTAAACCAGATGTCCAAAAGTCAGTTCCAGATTGTGTATAAGAAACATCATCATCATAATAACTACCAGCGCCGAAGCTAGTATTATAATATTTAAATCTTATCTGTTCACCATACTTTAAAACCTGACTAATGTCGCTTTGTAGACTTGAACTTGTCACTGCCATTTTTCACCTCGGCTTGTATTATTGCTGTTGGGTCTTCCCATTCTCCATTTGCAAGTAAACCATGAACATTCTTTTCTTCTATTTCTACAATCATGCCATACGGTCTATTTTTACCTACGTATCTTAACTCTTTCATATTCCATACACCCCCTTTGTAATCAATCCTACAACTAAACTTGAAAGTAATGCTATGAGTATTGTTGTCCAAATAGGAAGTCTTTTGGAATAATGATTTGTAAGGTTCTTAATATCAGTTTTGATATCACTCACATCATCTTTCATATCCATTACCATTTGTCTTGTCACCCTTCCATATGCTATTCCATTGTTTTTTGTCATTTTTATCCTAGTGCCTTATAATAATTGGTGTTTTGACCAAGCATATTTAATTTCATCATACCATCTTCTTTCATCTTATCACTAGCGCTAGAAGTGTTACTACTTGCGCCCTTTGCAACAGTAAAATCACCCAACTTCACACTACTAACATCAGCTCCAACCATTTCCATAGACCTAAGTACACTTGCTGCGGTCAGACTTATAATTGCCGGTTGATATGTTTCTCCTATACTTGTACCAATACTATCTCCTGTATAAGTTTCGGCAAACAGACGTTCATTGTCTACAATATTCCATAAAGTCGCACCACTAATTGTAAGTGGTACATCTTCAATCATATTTAAGACTACACTACCGACTTGGATATTTGTCAAGTTTCCCATTGTGATTATGAAAAATTAAATATACACTACTGTTAATCCACTTGCGTTGCTTCCAGTTCCTACAACTCCTGCTTGCACTCGCAATATTGACCATACAGGTATTTCTGCAAACTCATCATATCCATCTGCTCCTGATATTGGTGTTCCATCTGTATGAACTGTAGTTGCTCTTGGAAACACAACCCAGTCTTCACCTAAGTGATGTCCTGTAGCTGTCCCACTTGTCATATTAAGTATCTGTCCTTCTGTTGCTGTCAAGCCAGCAGATGTTCCAGAAACACTTATAGTAATACTACCAGCAGGATTCCAATTTCCTCCTTCATACCATATCTGTTGAATCCTTCCATTGATTGGAGTGTCAGCATATATATCTAATTCACCAGTTGCACTATCTCCATACAGTGTTGGTGAACCTGGAATATAATGAAACTTTACTCTGTTGTCGCGAACCATTTTACTTATCGGTCAAGATTTAGACCTTGCGCTTCGGCGTTACTAAAAGAATTAGTAAGTGCCGAAGGCAATCCAATTTAAGACTGGACCATCAGTATAACCGACCGCTCCTGAACCTGTTTCACAAATTATCTCAGCACTACCTGTATTTATGTTATTCACATAGATAAAAGCAGAACCTGCTCCAACTGCTGCTCGTGTAAAGACTCCTGAACCTATCCCAGCTATAACTACAGGTGCATTTGTATATGGTTTACCAAATATAGCCCAACTAGAACCTGCATTGGTTCCGAGAGTTATACTCCCTGCTTGTATCGCATTACTAACAACTGCTTCACTGCCTAAAAATCCAGCGAGTTTATCTCCAGCTAAACCATCTTTTAATCCTCCAAGTGCTTGTACATCTGGTAATCCTCTTGTAACTGCCATCTTATTATTCTTTTCCCCCTTTCATATT